ATAGCATTGGAGCTATTGTCAGACATCATCTTGTAGAACGGAGGGTTCTTCGTCTTGTCTTCAGCATACTGAAAATCAGAAAAAGCGGCTCCCCATTTAGCTAGGGTTCCGCTCATTTCTTGGATGTCTTTGCCAGCACTAATGCCCTGTTTCAGGATATTAAAGGCACTGGTGGCTAGTCCAACCGCTGTTACAGGATCAATCATGTGTCCATGTACCTCGCAGGGCAGTAAGCGTCTGGATGGACAACGTGCCGTTTGTCGTACCACTGACCGTTCGTCCCACCCGGTGCGCCACAGTCGTAGTAGCAGGCTTTGTAGAACTTCGTGCCATAGTTGTTTACGAAAGTGTGTCCGTACCCGACAAATACAAGAACACACCACATAGTATATCTCCGTCAACTCACAGTGTTGGCGACCCTCCCAAGTCTGTTAGAAACTAAGCCCCACTATTAGCCCATATTACCAAATCGTCTAGCTAATACAGACCCAAGGCCAGATGCAAAAACTGGACTGTTACCACCTTGAGATTGATAGCCCGGTTGAGGCATTGGTGGTTGAGTTTGTGCGCCGCCCCCTAGACCTTTTAGTCTCTGATACTCGCCCATCAGGTTCATGCTTGGGTTGGCTTTCTGAAACTCCATCAATTGTTCCATTGAACTAAATTGACCACCGCCCGGTTGAGCCATAGTTTGAGGGCCACCCTTGCCTGATGTCATTGCATTCATACCTTGCTGGTATTCGTTCTGTGCCATCTGCTGTTGTGCAGCCTGATCCGCCATAGCCTGAGACATATCATTGATACGATTACGCTCTGCTACGCTCATCATCTCCATCGGACGAGGGGCAAGACGCTGTGAACCACCAAGCACATCATAGTTCTGTGCAGCATATTGGAACGCTGGACTCATGCTGGGATTGTTAGCGTTGCGAGCCGCAGCCATGTAGTAAGGAACCTGACCAGCGCCCTGCTGAGACTCGAACATACCCAAAGCAGCTTCACGCATCTCTGGCGTGATCTCTGGTTGTTGAGGCATGGTACGAGGGCCACCCTTACCGCCCATCGGACCACCTACAGGCTTTCCCTGACTTTCCATGTAATCGTTGTAACGCTTTAGGTTCTCAGCATACATGTCAGCATCTGCTGTGGCACCACCTAGTGACCCTATTCCAGCATTCATCGCGTCTTTTATCTTTTGGTCAGCAGCGCCTTCGCTCTTACCTACGTTTGCATGGAACGCATCTGATGCAGCCTTAGCCGCTGCCGTTGGTGGGCCAGTAATACTGGCCTTAAACTTATCCATAAAGCTCGTCTTTGGCACTGACGCGGATTTTGTCCTTGCTTTTGGCCTTGTCCTTGGTGCCGGATTGTTTGCTGCGCTATCTGGTCCTACTAGAGACATCACATAGTTCCTCCGTCCATTGATTGTGGCATTGTAACGGTGATAGCCGTGTGCCGCTTAGTTGTATCAGTCCATGCCTCACCGCAGTCTGGGCAGTTGCCATCAGGGTATGACGCTACTTCTTCTGGTGTGTCCACCAAGTTATCACAGTTGTGGCACTGTATAGTATCCACAGAGGTAGCAGGCTTCCAACGGCTACCGTCTGACATTGTAATGATTGTTGCGTCACTCATATTACTATCCTTAGTTCGCCAGTAGAGGTTTTATACACATCGTTTACAGACAATCCACCAGCTACAGCGGCAGCGTTATCGGCATATGCGGGTAAGTTTAACAGGTTTAAAGTATTAAATACAGCCGTTCCGGGGTTTTGTGCCTGAGCAAGATATACAGAGAAAGCTCGCACCACTTCTGACATGTACCGCTGATCGTATGCCTGCGGTGCAATCGGGAAGTATGGGACGGGTGCTTCTCTTGTTGCCATTACCTGCGTCCGTCCTGCCTGACATCCATGCGAGGAGAGCCAAGCCGCCAAGTCATACCGACCTCACTAGACTCCACACGAAGTGCTATAGACCGCCCACGCAATCTTATGTTGCCTGATTTGTAAACTGCTCCACAGGGACTGTAGCTGTCTTTGTCACAGTGCTGTCGTCCTCTTGTAAGTAGTTACCGCCGGGGAAGTTCCTTGCTTTCATCGTAAACGTAACAGACGGAGAACCTTCGGTTGAGTTTCTAAATGTAACGTCTGGAATGATCCGACTTACAAACGAGAAGCTGTTACCGTCCCCAATATCAAACTGACTGGACTCAATATAAGCAGAGATTGCAGTTGCAGGGTTTTGACTTCCATCATCAAAGCCATTCTCATGCGTATATAGATACCCATCCAACCCTGCCGCGATAGGGTTTTGTTCAACCCCACGGTCAATCCACGCACCACGAGATAGAGTGCCATAGTACCATATGTTTTGTTGATAGTTATAAACAACATAGCGGTCTATTGTTTCGCTATCCGCAGATGGGTAGTACCACCAAACTTCGGAAAATGAAGTATTAGACGCTGCAAAAACTTTTTCACTCTGGCGGCTATTAAAACTGCTAAAGACATAATCACGCACGGTGCAGGGTAGCTTTTGAACTGCGCCCCCATAAGTATAGAACTCGTTGTTACCCATCCAAAAGACGTTATCTTCGATTGCGATTGCAGAGTTAGGACTTGCTATTGTCACGTTCTCTGAAATCATGTTGATTCCAAATGTAAACGGTGGGCCTAAGTACTGCATTGTGTGCAGAGATACGTCCGTAAACACTAATATTTGTTGACGGGTCTCAAGTGCCGTGACAATTCGTGACCCAGAACCAACAAGCAAATCACCCGCTGTGTTCGTTGTCGTTGGTCGCCAATCTAATATGTTTTGTTGGTCTGAAAAACGAATAAGAAGCGGGTCTTGCGTAGAGCTTCCCAAAGGATTTGTGCCAAAAGCAATTACATGTCGATCAACATCAGAAATTATAACTCTAGTCGCTACTACAGGCGCATCAATTGATCCTGTAAGGTCGCTGAGTGCCACGGCGCGAGTTGTAAGAGGCGAGGCAACAGATGCGTCCCAATAATAAATACCCCCATTATATACATTGGACACTAAATCTTCGCCAAAGTTGTCATGCGTCCATAAACGAAGAGTATCAGTTAGTGCGTCTATAGCAGCAGCAGAACCCCATGCGCCACGAGACCATGTGCCTGCGCCCCAACCATTGCCAAAGACGGCGGTATCCAAACCGACATTGATTTGATACGCGCCTGTCGTGAAATCTCCACCATCTCCAGTGTCAGACGCATTCGCGGTCACAGGTGCGGGAGTGTATTCGCCGTCTATAGTGATGTCAGCAACGGATGACACCTCACGAGCAATAATTTTATAAGTATCGCCCGTTGTCGTAGAATCAACAATGATCTGATATTCTTGGTTAATAACGTCCGCAGTAATAGCACCACCCAAGGATGCTACTTCAGTAAACGTAACGAAGTCGTTATTTACCGCGCCGTGGCTTGGGTGGTTAACTACAATCGTAGAGGAGCCGTTTGTTGCTGTGAATGTAATAACAGGGACATTTTCTGTAACGCCAACTGTTGCTGGAGCGGTTACTCCCGCTGTAGCTTCTACACCTTCGAGAGTGACAGACGCATCGATGTTGCCGCCTATTGTTACAGAGCCTACGCCGCCAGTTGCAGACAAGCTGTCACTTACAGGAACCAACACCATAACATCTGCGCCATCGGTGTTTACAGCCACACGACCAACCTGACCCGCCGCAAAACCATTCGTTACCTGACCAATATCAAGATTAATTGTTGGGTCGCCAACTTCACCAGTTGCGTATACACCACTAACAGTAATTTCCATGTTTGCATTCGGAGGCACGGTTACTCGAATTGGGGTTATGTCATAATAACCTTGTCCACTTTCTATGTAATACTTTTCGCTTGTACCAAGACCTAAATAATTATCTAACGCAATTGTTCTCCATGAATGCAATGCGCGGCAGGAACCAAGAAAAGAGTTACTCCCTATTTTAGTCCAGCCACCTAACTTCTCAGGATAACCCATACGGAACCGAACTTTGTCCATATCGTACCAACCACCTTCGTTGCTATACGAGGTGGATTCTCGGTTAATACCGGGCTGGAACTGAAGTTTGGTTAACGGCATTTCTGCTATCCTTACGGCTTAGTAGGCCAGTCAGCCTCATCCAGATGGGGCCAGTTAGCGTGACTTGTAATGTCACGCAGTGCTTGGCGGTATGCTGTTTGTTCAGCAGTCATCGTCCGGTCTGCAACCGCCCACCAGTCAGTTTCTGTAAGGCGGTGGCTTCTTTCAAGCCTATTGTTTGCAGCTTTTTCTTCATCAAGTTTTTGCTGATAATCAGCTTCTTGCTGCTCTCTTGTTACAGAATTACCGTCAGCGTCAAAGGTGTCTGAGAACATGTCCCGCACAACCCAATTTTCTACCCAATCTCCATCTGAGTTTTGAACGGGTGTCCCCACTTCAACACTTTGATACGCTGAAACAGCAGGTCTGTCTGACGGCAATATTTTGTCTACACCGAGATGTTCTAAAATAGCATCTGTCAATCCCTCACGAGGAAAAGAGGTGTTGGGAAAACATTGCTTCAGACCAGTCGCTGATGCAATAGTTCCCGTTGATCTAACCTTATATCTCATGCTTCACCTATGATATTGGAGAGTTTTGAGGACGGCTGTCACCTTGCTGCGCTACGCCCAGCTTGTAGTTTGCATAGTTTGTTGCCCAGTCATAGGACGCA